CAACAGGTGGTAAAGCAATTATTACTTCAACGCCTAACAGTGATGAAGATCAGTTTGCACTTATTTGGACAGAAGCATGTAAGCGTTTTGACGAACACGGTAATGATACTGAAGTTGGAATAAACGGCTTCTTTGCTTTTTCTGCACACTGGAGTGAACATCCTGACCGTGACGACGATTGGGCCGCAGAAGAAAAATCACGTATTGGCGAAGAACGTTTTAGACGTGAACACGAATGTGAATTTTTAATCTTTGACGAAACATTAATTAATAGTGTTAAACTTGCAGAACTTGAAGGTGCAGAACCTTTAAGAAAGTTTGGACAAACACGTTGGTATGAAGATATTAATCCTAACTTTACATATGTTGTAAGTTTAGATCCTAGTTTAGGTACAGGTGGTGACTATGCGGCAATACAAGTGTTTGAACTTCCAAGTTTTAAACAAGTAGCAGAATGGCAACATAATACTACACCAGTACAAGCACAAGTAAGAATACTTGCAGATATTAACAAAACTATCATGGAAGAAGGGCAACGTCGAGGGCAAAAACTTCCACAAGTATACTACAGTGTAGAAAACAACTCTATAGGAGAAGCAGTATTAGTGTCAATTTCTGACTATGGCGAAGAAAACATATATGGAATGTTTTTAAGTGAGCCTGCACGTAAAGGGCATGTACGTAAGTTTAGAAAAGGATTTAATACTACGCATAAAACAAAGATATCAGCATGTGCTAAATTTAAGCAACTACTTGAAAGCGGTCAACTTAAAATCAAATCTAAACCACTAATATCAGAACTAAAAGCATTTGTTGCACACGGTACTACATTTGGCGCCAAAACAGGCGAACATGACGATCTAGTAATGAGTACTATGCTTAATGTTCGTATGCAAAAGATACTCGCAGAATGGGATCCTGCTATATATGAGAAGATGCGTGATGCAGATCACGAATCTAGTGTAATGCCAATGCCTGTGTTTATTTCATTCTAGAAGCATAAATAACAGTATGACAGGATTAGACAGTATAGCAACACAGTTATTTGAAAAGATTCGTAGTCGTTTTCCAAAGATTGTAATGGGAGACGAAAATGGCGCACCTACATCAGATGAAGGAACAGCACGATTTTATGATTTTGATTGGGTTGTAAATGGTGAAAACCAAGGCGCCGTTAGTATTAGCATTAGTGAAGCAGAATCATTAAAAGTATATTACAGTCAAAACATGTTAGAAAATTTACCAGAGCCTATTGAAAACGAATGGTATAACTTTTTAAAAGAAATGCGTTTCTTTGCTAAAAAGCACATGATGGGTTTTGATACTAGAGATATAGCAAAATCAAATTTAGATAAACGAGATTATCAATACTTGGCAAACAAACAAGTTCAGGAGTCAACAATGTACGGAACAACTAAATCTAGTTATGAGGAACTAGACAAAACAAAACTCATTATTAGACATAAAAAAGAAATTACACCAGAACAGTCAGGTGCTAGAACTAGACATATTAGTTCTTTGTTTATTGAAAATGAATCAGGAGAACGTTTTAAATATCCTTTTGCTCATCTAGCAGGTGCTAGAGCAATGGCTAGACATGTTGCTAACAGTGGCGTCCCTCATGACGACTTTGGCAAACATATTATTGCAACTTCTGAAAACATTGCTAAACTTACTGCATTTAAAAGATTTGTAGGTAAAAAAGATTTTATGAATACAACCTCAAATGATATTATTGAAGGAAGTAATGTAGAACTTGATTATATGAGATCACATCTTAAAAAATTACAAGGTCAAGGATATTACGCACAATCAAAAGAAAACTTTATTCCTGTTGAAAGTACAGGCGAAGAATTGGGAGAAGACATTGTAAATGATCTTACCAATGCATTTACAATTCCGCAATTTAATGAAGAACTAAAAGACATGTTCCCGTTACTACATAGTATTCATCAAAAGCGTGTTGCTGAAACTACGGTTAGTTTAGATGATGTGTTAGACGAAAGTAATGACGACATTATCTTTAAGGGCAAACAAATTGACACAGACACTATCGAATACGATATGCAAGATCCTAGCGATTTACTCTTTGTATTAGATTCTGGTATGAAATACACAGACGGTACAGAAGTTGATGATGACGATTTAGAAGAATTAGATCAACTTCCTGCAATGATTGATTGGATTGCTGTAGACTACAATGACAGACTACACGACCAAGCAGACATGCAGAGAGATATGGAGCGTGAGCGTTTTGAAACCTCTAATACTCCTGAAGACGAATTTGAAGAATGGGCAGACTCTGTAATTGATGAAGCCTTAGACAAACAACGTATTGATATGTTAAACAAAATGATTAGCAAATCACTACCAGTAGGTCCTGATGCAACAAATGCAATAAACAGTCTCAAAGGTATTATTGAAGACGAAGGACTAATGAACGAACTAAAAAGTTTAGCAGAAAGCGACCCAGAGTCCTGTGCTAGACCCGCTATCTATCGTTATCTTAAACAAAACGATCCTGAGGCACTAGATGATCTAGACTTTGGTGATATGACTATGGAAGATGATGACGATACTACAGATGTAACTATTGATAAAGACGGTGCTATGAAATTAGCAGGCGACGACGAAGAGCCAAAAGATGAAAAAGCATCTACCGAAGATATCATTGAGTTTGTTCGCTCATTCTATGACACAGAAACTGGAGCGTTTCCAAAAGGTGAAACTGGTGTGGTTATTTCCGCTCGTAAGCGTTTTGGTGATTCCGTAGGGGATCTAGTTGAAAAGTTTGTATCTAAACTTACAGGTAACGAGGTACAAGTTGAAGACGATCAAGATGTAGAAGAAGGTAGCATTAAGTATATGCACAGTCTTAAAGCCAAAGGTCACAGCGACGAAGAAATAGCAAAAGAACTAAACATGTCCGCTGACGAAGTTAAACAGGCTTTGAGTAAAACTGTAGAAGATGAAGAAAAAGACAACAAAGGCTATACTGATAAAGAAATCAAAATGGCATTTGGTGTACTTAATGACAAACGATTCAAAGGTGGTAACTATACAGGTGCTGTTGAAGTAATTGAAAAGATTGCTAAAGGTTTATCCCAACATCCTAGTGTAGTTAAAGCATTACAGCGAACAAATGAAGACTTAGCCTACATTAAAGACAAATTGGCTAAATTAATTAGATAAAATCAGAATTATTAGTTGACTTTATAACAAAAGGTAACTATAATATAGATATGTTGTTAGAGAAACATATCGAAATGTTCGATAGTCGAACAACAGGCACATAAAGGCAAAACAAATAGGAGGCTTAAATTATGGCAACATTAGCAGAAATTCGTGCAAAATTACGCGAACAAGAGTCACGCACAGGTGGCAACAATAAACAAAGCGGCGGCGATAACGCAATTTACCCACATTGGAATATGGCAGAAGGTAGTGAAGTAGTACTTCGTTTTCTTCCTGACTCTGATCCTGAAGCAACTTTCTTTTGGAAAGAACGCTTAATGATCAAACTTCCTTTTGCAGGTATTAAAGGACAAACTGATTCACGTCCAGTGACAGTTAACGTTCCATGTATGGAAATGTATGGTGAAGCATGTCCAGTACTACAAGAAGTACGTGGCTGGTTCAAAGATCCTGCATTGGAGCAACAAGGTAGAAAATATTGGAAGAAACGTTCTTATATTTTCCAAGGCTTTGTAGCAGAGAATCCAATCAGTGAAGATACTACTCCAGAAAATCCAATTAGACGTTTTATTATTGGACCACAAATTTTCCAAATCATTAAGGGTGCATTAATGGATCCTGAGATGGAAGAACTACCTACAGATTATGTACGTGGTGTGGACTTTAGAATCAAGAAAACATCTAAAGGTGGATATGCTGATTATTCAACTTCGGCTTGGTCACGTAGAGAACGTGCTATTACTGAAGAAGAAAAAACAGCAATCGATGCACATGGATTGCATAACTTAAATGACTTTTTACCTAAAAAGCCATCTGACGTTGAAGTTAAAGTTATCCAGGAAATGTTTGAAGCATCGGTTGATGGTGAAGCATATGATCCAGAGCGTTTTGGGCAGTACTTTCGTGCTCCAGGCATGAGTGCTCCAACTGGTGATCCGAGCAAGGCAAAAGCGCCTGTAGCGGCACCGACAGCGACTCCTACTCCAGTAGCAGAACCAGTAGCATCTGCGGCTCCAGCACCAACTGCTGAAGCGGTGGCACCTACTGCAAGTGCAACAGAAGAAAAACCAAGTAGTGAACGTGCTAATGATATTTTAGCAATGATTCGCAACCGTCAATCGTAAGGAGTAATCATGGCGAAACCATTCGACGTTAGTAAATTTCGTAAGAACCTAACCAAGTCTATTACAGGATTAGGTACAGGTTTTAACGATCCGACTGACTGGGTTTCAACCGGCAATTACGCACTTAATCATCTTATCTCAGGGGACTTCCATAAAGGGATTCCTCTAGGTAAGGTGACGGTGTTTGCAGGTGAATCCGGCGCAGGTAAATCATACTTTGCAAGTGGTAACATTGTAAAGTCAGCACAAGATCAAGGTATCTTTGTAGTTCTAATTGACTCAGAGAATGCCCTTGATGAAAAGTGGCTACAAGCATTAGGTGTTGCTACAGACGAAGGCAAATTGCTTAGACTGTCAATATCAATGATTGATGATGTTGCTAAAACTATAAGTGAGTTTATGAAAGACTATAGAAACGATTATGATTCTGTAGACACAGAAGACAGACCTAAAGTATTGTTTGTTGTTGACTCACTAGGTATGTTATTAACACCAACAGATGTTGACCAGTTCCAAAAGGGTGATATGAAAGGTGATATGGGTAGAAAACCTAAGGCACTGACAGCCCTTGTACGTAACACAGTTAACATGTTTGGTAGTTATAATGTAGGTATGGTATGTACTAACCATACGTATGCATCGCAAGATATGTTTGATCCTGATGATAAAATCAGTGGAGGACAAGGCTTTGTGTATGCATCTTCAATTGTTGTAGCAATGAAAAAACTAAAACTAAAAGAAGATGCTGATGGCAAAAAGGTAACAGATGTACGTGGTATTAGAGCCGCATGTAAGGTAATGAAAACACGTTACGCAAAACCTTTTGAAGGTGTACAAGTAAAGATCCCTTATGAAACAGGAATGGATCCTTACAGTGGACTAGTAGACTTGTTTGAAAAACAAGGACTTCTAACACAACAAGGTAACAGACTCAAGTTCGTTAACAGTAAAAACGAGGAAATTTTACACTACCGTAAAGATTGGACTGGTGAAAAATTACAACTCGTAATGAATGACTTTTCTAAAATTAGACATAAGTACGAAGAAGCAGACACATCTGTAGAAGATGAAGTTGTAGAATCAGAAAATGTTAATGTTGAGGGAAAAATAAGTGATGGAAATGAGTGAAGACCAACTAATAGATCTTTGGGATATCTTTTCGGAGTATGTCCCAAAGACCAATAAAGAACAATTAGCAACGCAATACGTTAAGTGGTGTCAAGATAACGGTGTCAACGAAGATACACTTTATGCCGTAGGTGCTGAAGATCCATACTTAGGTGAAGCAGTAAATGATGTACAAGGTGAAAAGTATAAGGACGAAGATAGTGATAATTGGGACGAAGACCCGTATAGCAGTGATGATGATGAGTGGAACTAAATGAATTGGTATTCTAGAATTACTCAAGATATTGCAAACATACCTCCGGCTATTCTATGGTATGAAGGCGAACTTGAAGATGCACGTAAGCAAACAAAGTTGTTTGGCAATTTAGAAAAGCAGGCCGCAAACCTACCAGGAATTGTTGAAGAACGTTTTGGACAATTACAAGAGATTGAGGCAGTACTAGAATACCTAAATATAGAACTACGTAGAACTAGATCAAGGTTTTTTAAACAATATTTAGAAAACTATCAAAGAGCATTAAGCAGTCGTGACGTTGAAAAATACGTTGACGGTGAAGCAGATGTAGTAGACTTTGAAAAGATCATTAACGAGTTTGCTCTACTACGTAACAAGTGGTTAGGAGTAATGAAAGGTATTGACATGAAACAATGGCAAATTACTAATATTGTTAAACTACGTGTAGCAGGTATGGAAGACGCTTCCGTATAATATATCATTTTACGCTTATATTAAAAGGCTCTTCGGAGTCTTTTTTTATGACTATTCAAAAAAAATTACACAATAATATACGCACATAAATAGTACTATGAAGCAGAAAACAATAGTACTAGTAACAGGCGGATTTGATCCTATACACAGTGGACATTTAGCCTACTTAGAAGAAGCAAAGAAGTTAGGCGACGAACTTTGGGTAGGACTAAACTCAGATGATTGGCTAACACGCAAGAAAGGGCGACCTTTTATGCCACTTGAAGAACGTGTTGAAATTACAAAAAGATTTTATATGGTAGACTATGTTATTGACTTTGATGACAGTGACGATAGTGCATGTGGAGCAATCTTCAAAACAAAACAATTAAACGCATTAGGTGATAAAATTATATTTGCTAACGGCGGAGATCGAACATGGAAAAACATTCCTGAAATGCTTACATATGGAGATGATCCTACCGTTGAGTTTAAGTTTGGTATTGGTGGCGAAAATAAAAAGAATTCAAGTAGTTGGATATTAGAAGAATGGAAACATCCTAAAGTTGAACGTACATGGGGTTGGTATAGAGATTTATATACAATTGGCAAAACTGTAAAAGTTAAAGAACTTGTTATTGCACCTGGACAAAAACTGTCAATGCAGAAGCATTTTAAACGTGCTGAGATGTGGTATGTACTTAAAGGCTGTTGTAAAGTTCAAACAGAATTTAACGGTCATGTAAGTGATGTTACATTACCACACTTAACAAAAGGTTACGATATTGACAAGGAAGTTTGGCACCAAGGGTACAATCCTTTCCAAGAACCGTGTCATATACTAGAAGTTCAATACGGAGAATTATGCGTTGAAGAAGATATTGAACGCAGAGAGGAATAATAATGAATACAGTATACATTGGATATGACAGCAGAGAAAAAATTGCTAGTGATGTTTGTGAGCATAGTTTACGTCACACTACAGAAGAACCTATTGATATAAAATATCTTAAATTACCTGAACTTAAACGCAGTGGTGTTTACACTAGAGAAACAGACGCATTAGGGTCTACTGAATTTACATTTAGCAGGTTTTTAATTCCACATCTACAAGGTTATAAAGGTTGGGCATTATTTTGTGATTGCGATTTTCTTTGGTTAGATGATGTAGATAAACTACTACAACAAAGAGATGACAAGTATGCTGTTATGTGTGTTCATCATGACTATACTCCTAAAGATGGTTCGGATAAGATGGACGGTAAAACACAGCATTTATATCCACGCAAGAATTGGAGTTCAATGGTATTGTGGAACTGCGGACATCCGAGCAATCAGCAAGTCATACCTAGTATGGTAAACAAAGAAACAGGAAAATTTATGCATCGTTTTAGTTGGTTAAAAGATGAAGAGATTGGCGAAGTTAGCCATGAATGGAATTGGTTAGAAGGTTGGTATAAAGAACCAAAAGATGGTAAACCAAAAGCAATTCATTTTACAGAAGGTGGACCTTGGTTTAAAGGAAAACAAGATGTAGACTATGCTAACTTATGGATTGAAACTGCAAACAAAACAGGTACAGAATGGTCTCCCTTGTAGGAATTAAAGGCTCAGTAAAATCATTACAAGTTTGTCTAACAAAAGGATTAGTACGTCACGGTGATAGTTTTCAGATAGTTGACAACATTGATGTACCGCACAACGCTGATGCTTACATACAAACAAATTTATTAAAACCAAAAATTGACAATGGCTGGCAAGGACCTATGTACCGTTTCATACGTGATAGTGGTAAGCCATTTCTAGTTAATGAAAGTTCTTGTTTTAGAAGACATTTAGGTTGGACTAGACTAGGTTGGACAAGTTATAAGTGGACTGAAGGAAACTTTGGTAATGAAAATAGTCCACCAGATCGTTGGAATAAATTTCAAAAAGAAAGTGGTGTAGAATTAAAAGACTGGAAAAGTCGTGGTGATAAAATCATTATTATGGGACAAAAAGAAGGTGATAGTAGCCTTTTAAATTTGTACAAAGATTACAACAGTTTTTACGATTGGGTAGAATACATTATAATAGAGATTAAAAAGCATACGGATCGTCCAATACTTTTAAGACCTCATCCTAGAAATTTAAGTCGAGGAACAAAGATGTCGCTTAGACTTAAAAAAAGATATCCAGGATTAGATATAAGTGTAAGTGAAAATGTAGATTCATTGCATAGTTACTTGCCAGACGAGAATAACAACTGTACAGCAGACGGCCTATATCGAGACCTCAACGATGCACATTGCGTAATTACATATAATAGTTTAAGTTCAGTAGAATCAATATGTGAAGGTGTTCCAACTTTTGCATTTGAAGATGGTAGTATGATTTGGCCTATAAGACAACAAGGTTTAGAAAATATAGAAAATTTAAACTACGATATAGATAGAACACAATGGTGTAATGACATTGCATACACTCAATGGACACAAAGAGAACATGCAAAAGGCGAAAGTTGGGCACACCTAAAACCGTTAGTATTTGGAGATAACAATGCGTAAATTTGCTTGTATAACAACATTTAATAAAGACTACTACGACTCAATGGCAAACAAAATGGTAGAAACCTATCTACAGTTTTGGCCTAGTGATATCCCATTGTATTGCTACACTGAAGATATGAAACTACCTTTAAGTTCACCTAAACTTAAAGAACTAGATGTATACGAAGCATGTGGTGAACCTTTAAAAGAATATTTAGATTATATTGGAACACACTTTAGTAGAGGCTTTGCTTACAAAGCATTTAGTTGGGTACATGCTTGTAGAAATATTGATGCAGACACAATTATATACTTAGATGCAGACAGTGTTACTTACAGAGATATAACACAAGAGTGGTTAGAGCAACAGTGTCCTATAGATAATATTGCGGCGTACATGGGTGTAACAATGAATAAAGGCAAGTATGCTGGTACTAATATACAACATGCTGATACAGGTATATATTGGTTTAACACAAAACACAACTATGCTGAAACGTTTGTAAACAGATACGAAGACATATATCTATCACGTAGTGTTAATGATAGAAGTAGATTTCCTAAACCAAATGATGCATATGTATTTGCTGATTGTGTAATTGATGCAATAAGCAACGGAGTAAAAGTAGTTGACTTTCACCCACAACGTACTGCACACAGTCCACTTAAAGAAACTGTACTAGGCAAATATTTTAGACACTTTAAAGGTGCGAGAAAGAAAGATCCTAAGATGGATCAGTATATTGAAAAAATTACTACAGGTGCAGAACGTAAAGATCTTGACAAACAAGAAAAGAAAAATAAAAAACACGGCAAACTAAAAGAGTTAGAAAATAATTTTAGGACATGGAAGAAATGAAGTTTAGATTACCTTACAGCGAAAGACATCATTGCCAATCAGACGAAGATGGTATAATTTTACATTTAGTAAAAGCACTCAAGAAGCCAACTAAACGATGTGTAGAAATCGGCTGGGGCAGTGATGTAAAAAGTCCAACAGGTATATCAATAAATTGCACACAAAATTTAGTACAAAATCACAAGTATATGTGTACAGCATTTGATATGAAACGACAAATCAATCTGCATAAGAATGTTACTTTCCACAGAGGACGTATTACTCCTGATAAATGTAAAGAAATTATACAAGTATTTGACAAGGATGTAGATGTGTTTAGTTTAGATATTGACAGTTACGATTACGAAGTTATGACCAACTTAATTAATTTAAACTTTCGTCCTAGTATTATTTGTGCAGAGATTAATAGAAAGTTTAGTTACGATGCTGTAGGATCATTTCCTTTTATTGAAGATTGTGATCACTATAGTAAAACAATATGGCACGGTGTAAGTTATAAAAAATACAGAAACTATTTTGAAAGTATAGGATATAAATTTTTTAGTATTAGCAGTAATAGTGTAAACATATTTTTTTATGATCCTAATAGAGTTGACGAAAGTTTATTATCAACAGAACGTTTAGAAAAGAACAACAGTTATGCAGACTTGTTAGATGAATTTAAACAACGTATGTCAGAACATGTATATTGGAAAGATTATCAAAATGATATTTTTAAGTAAAAACGGCACAGACGAATACGTTAATATGTTTGCAGAAGGTTGTAATGCTAAACCTACATCGGATAAAACGTTTGATTACGATACAACTGCACCACACCCGATAGTGCTACGTGGTATACTAAAACATAAAATTATGAAAAAGTGTTGGGAAGATAAAAGAGATTTTTACTATATGGATAGTGGATACCTAGGTAATTACAAATCTCCTATCAACCCTAATGGTTGGAAATGGTTTCATAGGATAGTAAAGAATGATCTACAACACAACACTATAATTGATAGACCTAGTGATAGATGGGAAAAATTACAATACAAGATTCCAAAATGGAAAAAAGACGGACGTAATATTCTTGTTGTTATGCCAAGCGAGAAACCTGCAAAGTTCTATAATATTGATATGAACGAATGGCGTGAGCAAACAATTAGTAAAATAAAAGAACACACTGATCGTCCTATAGTTGTACGTGAAAAAGCAAGTCGTCCAGAACGTATTATTAAAACTATATATGACGAATTAGATAATGCACATGCTGTTGTTACACTACAAAGTATTGCGGCAACTGAAGCAGTATTATATGGAGTACCTGCTTTTGGACTTGCACCCAATGCTAGTACCCCTGTAGCATCTAATGATATAACTAAAATTGAAACACCATACTATCCAGATAGCGATTTAGTTCATAAATGGGCATGTCATCTAGCATACGGACAGTATCATATACAAGAACTATACGACGGAACAGCAAGGACAGCATTGAATGAAAATTAAAGTCTACATGTTAACAGGACAAAACAACGGCGAAAAAGATGTATTACGTGCATACTATCGTGGCCTTGTTACGCACTTTTCGCAAAGTGTAAAAGTAAAAGAAGAACTAACAGAATTCAATATGCAAAAGTATATTAAAGAAATCCGTAAAATTGGTGTAGATATTAGTTTAGATTACGGCGAAGTTGCAGATGAAACAGCAGACGTTGGTATTATATTTGGTAGTGCAAAAGAAAGAGAAAATTTACATCATCGTGTAAGAAACAGCGTAATTGAAAAATGTAAAAATTATATTGTACTTGAAACTCCTTTACTTGCTAGAAGTATTGTAAAGCAAAGTAATCACGATATGTATAGAATTGGACTTAACGGATTTTTAAGTGGTGCTGGAGAGTTTAATAACGAAAATTCAAACAGTGACAGACTTAGTAAATTTGGAGACTTATACATTAGATGGAAAGGCTGGATTAATAACAAAGACGGTAATATTTTAATACTTACACAGTTGCCCGGCGATGCTAGTCTACGTGGATCTGATCATGGTGAGTGGTTATTAGATACAATAGAAGAACTTAGAAGTATTACAAAACGTGAAATAAGAGTTAGATTTCATCCTGCAATGAGTGAAAAAGGACACGAAAACTTTTTTGGCGATATAGGAAAAATAGTATTTAAAAACTATCCTAATGTAATATGGAGTGACGGAATTGCAAGAACATTACAACAAGATTTAAAAGAAGCAAAAACTTGTATTACTTATAGTAGTGGTAGTGCTATTGATGCTATTGCATATGGTATCCCGACTATTGCAGTAGATGAAGGAAACTTTGCATATCATGTATCTAGCAAACAGTTAGAAGCAGTTGAAAATCCTGCACTTGCAAGTAGTGAAGACATTCAACAATGGTTTAATGATCTTTCATATTGTCAATGGGACAGAGCAGAAATGGCACAAGGTAGAGCATGGACACATATATGGCCAAAAATTGTTGACCTTTGTGGTATGCCTGAGCCAACAGAATGAAAGTAGTAAGTTACCTAAAAGGTATACCTGGTAGTAATAAGAATCCAGAAAAGCCAGAAGTTCTTAAACGTTTCGTACAAGGTGTACAAGTACACGGTGATGTAGGTATAGCACACGACGGTCTTTACACACCTAGTGATGTTGCAGTATTACAAGGATATGTACATGAAGATAGTCCACATACTCCGCACTTACAATTACGCAAACAAGTATTAGATGAACAAGCAAAGCGTAATCGTAAAACTATTATTGTAGACAGTAATTTATTTCTATACTTAGATAAACAAAATACTAAACGCTATTTGCGTTATAGTATGGATGGTGTATTTCCTACTACAGGAAATTATTTTTCAGATAATCCTGATCCAAAGCGTTGGATTAAAGTTAGTCAAGACTTAGGTATACGTACAAGACAATGGAGAACACAAGGTAATCATATTTTAATTTGTTTGCAACGTAATGGCGGTTGGTCAATGAAGGGGTTAGATAACCAAG